GGTGTCCAAGTAGCAACATTGCTATTTCCACCTGTAAATACTTTAAAAAATTCGTCTATATTCATTTTGTTTATTTGTTAAGTTTTGTTATTAATTCATCACAACTACGGTTACACAATTCCGTTGTGGGCAATATTTTTGCAATCAATCTTTATTTTCAAACTGAAAGCAACCTAAGCATTGTTCGCCACATCTTTGGTTTATTTGGTCTTTACAACAAAAATACTGTTCGCTTCGCCCTACAACATTGTATAACAATAATTGCTCGTTCAGTTCTTCTATTAAAATATGTGTGTGTATTAGTTCTGTAATTGGGGCACCTTCTCTTTGTATTATGCTTTGTGGTTTACCTAATTCTACTATTTCAATTATTCTATTTTTCATAAGCTCAGTTTTAATTTTACGCAACTATTGTTATACGTTACCGTTAGGCTTAATTATTCAATTTCATTTAAAATAAGTCCAGTAATAGGCAGACTTAAAATAAATATACTAATCAAACTAAATACATAGCCTCCACGCACTTCTCTATCCCAATTCATAGCATTAAAGTCTGCCATAACAAACGAAAAGCATATATAAGAGAATACGAACATAATAACTAAGCCTAACAAAAAATATAGTGCATAGCTTTTGTAATTTCTTTTTTTACTCATTTTACTTGTCTTTAAAAGTTATTTAATATTTATTAATTTATAGCAGTTCTGGTCGCTACGACACCATATTCAACCACGTTGGCAACAAGCACTACAAATGCTGTAGTAATTGCTTTCTTATTTGCTTTTTGTCTTTTTTGGTTAGGTCTGTATTTTTAAAGGTCACTTCTATAAAATCACACATAGTAATATTTAGTTGTTCTGCCTTTTCAAGTGCATTATCTTTTAAGATTTGTTTTCTTATTTTCGCATTTGCTTTATCAAATTTTTCGCTTATCATCATAATTTCTTGTATTTTTATTAAGTTAGTGCCAGTAGCCAACAATGTATAAAATTAACCCTTTGGGTCGCTACGCTTAATCTTATACTTTTAGTTGTACGCAATTAGTTTGCTATATCAGTTCCACATATTCTGCAATTACCATTTCTATCCATAGAGGCGTCTTCACACCTCCCATTACTCCCATCGCAAACTAACTGTTCGCTTTGCCCTACAACATCGGTTAAAGTTAATTCTTTAACTTGCTCTATTGTTTGTAAAATACTTTTACCCATAGCAGCACTTCCCTTAAAGTACTCGCTTTCATAACCTTTATGCAATTTAAGGCTCTCTTCGATAGAGTATTTTACTTTGTCTAAATCGCTTAATTTTAAAAATTCTTCTTTATTCATTGTTTTAGTTTATTTAATTCGTTAAAAATCTTACCATAACCATATTTGTTACCTATTAGATGCGTTTAAACAACTAAAACAACAATAATGTTTTCCAAGTTGTACATCAACACCGCACTCCATACATTCGCTCTTTTCCTCTAAAGAATCTAAATCCTCGTTTAAATCGTAATCTAATCCCTCCATAATTATACGTTAAAAATTAATCTGGTTAATAATCTTACAATGAAATAGCTAGGCGCTAAAATCAATACCAATGTTTGTAGTTTTTTCATTTTGTTTGTTTTTAAATTTACCGCTAATATAAAAAAATATCTTTAATTAAAAAAATATTTTTAGTTTTTAACACAAAAAAAAGACCTAGAAATTAATCTAGGCCCTTTAAAATAAATTATTTTAGTTATTATGGAGTCTCTAATGCTGCGATTGCAGTTGCAAAAGATCCGTTTACAAACGCATTTGGTAAGTAGTTTGTTAAAGCAACTCTTTCGCTTACTCTAACAGTTACAAAACCATCTCTTACGTTAGTTCCATCTTCTCTAAAGAACTCAACATTTACACCTTGTCTAACCCATAACTGAGTACCTACTGCGAAGTTTCCGATTAAGAAAGTTCCGGCAGTAATAGCAGTATTTTGAATTACTTTTACTCCTGAAAAAGAAGGTTGTAATCCGTTATAAACTTGGTCTTTCAAGTATTTGTTAGTTGAATCTTTTAACAATAAGATTTTGTTAAAGTCAGTAGGATTTAACATAATACAGTCAGCGCTATAATTCAATAATGATAATTGATTTAATGCCGCAATAATAACGTCAAACTCATTTGCAGATTCAACAGACTGATAAAAAGCACCACTTGCAGAAACATCAAAGTCAGCTGCGTCAGTAATGATTCCGCTTAAATTAGCACCAGTTCCGTCTCCGCTTAATATTTGAGCATCTTCTACTTCTAAAAGTTTCTCAGGCGCTCTTGCAGAAAGGTATGATGTTAATTGTGGCGTATCAGCTAACATTTCCTCAGAAATACGGAAGTAAGTTCCGATTTTTCTTACGTTAGCATCAGCCGCAGTCATATCAAAATCAGATTGTGTTAAAGTAGTACCTTCAGCAGTTGCAGCAGCACCATTAGAATATCCTGATTCTTTTACATATCTTACAACATCAGACTGAGTAGATCCGGTTGCAAGTAATTGTCTAACGTGAACTGGTCTCGTTGGATCAAACTTGTAACCTGGTACTCTGTCCGCCGGAATTACCTCTCCAGTAAAATCAGCAGCAACAGTCATATCTGCCTTTAACTCAAAGGATGCGCTTCTTGCGTTACCTTTTGCAAGGCCTTCAACCGCTCCATTATCCAACGCCTCTTTTAAAGCACTTTTAAAAGTTACTTTCTTTTGGCTATTGAATTGTTTTTTGTTTGCTACTTCCATAGCGTCTAAACGCTCGTTTAATTTAGTAGCCATTCCGCTAACTTCTGATTTTACAATCTCGTTAGCCTTTTCAACAACGTTGTTTACAACGTCTGAATTAGATTTTTCAATCTTTGCGTCAATAGACTTGCTTATTCCGTCTAATTGATCTTTTAATTTATCGTCCATTTTTTACGATTTTAAAGAATTTAATAAATAGTTATACACTTCTGAATCATTGTTTTTTACTTCAATATTCGGCGAAGTGATAATTTCTGTCGGCTTCGTGAACTCAATAAATAATGATTTTAATTTTAATACTTCTGCTTCAATAGCGTAACCCATTTCGTCTGAAATGTCGCCTTTGCGCAATAGTTTAGAAAGGCTATCGTAACGTTTAGAGACTTTTTCTAAATCTACGTTTCCTTTCACGTCTAATATTTTAGCTTGGTCATTAGCTGCCAAAGTAACGGCGCTAATTTCATATAGTTTAACCTCGTTGATTTCTCTATAATCTCCCTTGTCTTGTTTTTGGATTGGTAATATACCTACACTATTTTCGGTTATTACTCCGCTTTTCATTAGTTCAACAACATCTTTTCCTAGTTGCGTTTTAGCAATCTCTGCAACAAAAACTAAACCCTTGTCATCTTCGTAAAGTTCAGTCATTTTACCGATTGGTTGATTCATATCGTGTTGATATAAATATTTAACCCTGGAGCCATTCTCGGCGATTGTCTTTTTGTAAGCGCCTTTCATAATTATATCAGAATCAGAATCTTTGTTTCCGAAGAATGATCCGTACCCTTTTATGATTCCGGCTTTTTCATCCGCATCGATTAACTCTCCAACCGGAGCTGCTTTATAAAGAATTGTATTCATATAGAAAAATTTTTGTAAATATACGATTTTTAAATTTTTTGATTTGCGCTAAATGAAACACCAAAACCAATGTCAGAAATTTCTACGGTTGTTTGTGCGCCCTCTTTAGGAAACACCGCTATTGAACAACGGCAATTAATTACCTCTTTAGCTGATCCTCTTGAATCTCCTGGGTACATCATTAAAGAACCTCCAACCATAAAAGGCTCATTCTGAGGAACAGGATCACTTGCACCGGCTTCGGCGTGTGTAGACCTAGTTCTGTCGTCAAAAGATGCAATCCATTCTTTCATCATATCAGCCGCCGGAAATATTGTGTTTGCAGATTTTAAAGTTGCAAAGTTAGCGGCGTTTGTTGCCTCTGTTCTAACTAGCCTTTGTGCCTGAAATGTTGAATACTTTGTAAATTGACTTCTTAATATTCTAGTCTTTTCGTCAATACCAGTATTTTGAAATTCAATATCAGTAAGTAAATTTTGCGTAACTTTTACAAGCGTTGCTTTTGCCGTTCCACTTACTAAAGTAACCCTTTCAGCACCTACGGCAGAGCCTAAAGCTGCAAATGTATTGGCCCACTGATCAATAAATTGATTTGGATTTATGCCCTTTTTAATATACTTGTCAAAATTCCTTGCGTACCATTTAGCAAATTGCAAACCAATATCCTCGTATAAGTCTCTGTATATTTTTATTATATCGCTAGTATTAAACAACAACTGAAACGTTGTTTGATTTGAAGATAAAAAAGAATTTACACCTCTAAAATATTGCTCTTTATAGTACCTCCTTACTTTAGATAATTGCCTTTTTTCGGCTTTGTCTAATTCCTTTTCAAAAGCCTTTTGCCATTTGTCTTTGTCTAACCTCAATTAGTCGTCTTTTAATTTGTTTACTTCCCTAATAGCCCAATCAACCCCGGCAGTTCCACCCCATAAGTTCCAGGCAACATAGCCGTTGTCCTTCCAAGGCTCTCCCTTATATTTAGGATCAATCTTTGCGTTTTCTCTGTGGCGATTAAATTGTGCCATTCTTTTAACAACATCCAAAGAAATGTTTTCTCTGTTTGCGAGTTGCGATGCTCTACGCCATCCGACCTCAGTTCCCGCAGTTACAACATCACGACCATATTTTTCACGCCATTCAATCATCCTTTTAGCGTTGTTGGTTGCAGATTGAGGATAATTATTATAACTCTCGGCCTTAATTATTTCGTTTTTTTTTTGACCTAAAAACTTGTTTACGTCTAAATCTATTGGATCAATAGGTAAATCAATCTCGCTTGGATTTGTTGGAATTAAATTAGCCGGAATAAAATAATCGTCTAGCGTCGCATTTTCTTCATCTTTTCCGTAATTCATTGCAGAACGCTTTTCGTTTGGAGTAATCCACCACGCTTTAGATAGTTGATCAACTACCTTGTCAGTTTCCTCTTGTAGTTCAGGAATTACAGAAAAATCAAATTCAATACAAAGTTTGTCCCCATATTTAGGCGCCAACCATCTGTTTAATTCGTCTTTAATTTTTATTAGTTCCGGAATAACTGCGTTTTGATATAATGCTTTTTTAGCCTCTTTCATATTGTTGTAAGAGGACGAATCAGTATTGTTTAGTAATTGTACCGGTACATTGTAAATATTACATAAATCTTTAATTGAGGCGTTGTATTGCGCTATTAAAGAAATATCAGATGCATTTAAACCAAAATTAATCCAAGACATTTTATTTGGAGTTATAATAATATCTCCGGCATTGTCCGAGCCTTGATGCTGACGTTTAAATTTATCTTTTAATTGTTGCGCTTGTACCTCGTTAATATCGCCCATTTCAGAGGTTAATAAACCCCTTGCAGTTTGGTTTTGTAAATATTTTACCCCGGTTTGTACCGCTTCATTGTTTGTTGTTAGTGAACGCAAACCCGCTCTTAATGGAGATTGTCCGTATAAATGTGATCCAGTACCATCATAGTAAGGATTGAAGTCTTTAATGTGACAGATTTCAGATGCGTCAATGTACTTTGTTCCGTTGTATTCTAGTTTATATTTTGACACCGGCTCCATTATACCATTAGATATAATTTCCATCACTTGCGACGGCATAACATACAACTCTGTGAACTTACCAACATTTGCTCCAGTATCAGGGCCAATCCCGTAAATGTATCTATTACCGGTTAATTTACCGAAAGCAATTAATTCAGTTAGCCAAGCATTGTAAGACTGTGCCGGATTTGGGCGCTCTAATATTTTATGTAATTCAGTATCTTGTAACTCAACCAATGCGTTTTTTTGCAATAATGACGCCTTTTGAATAGATGCTGCATCCATTATTCCGGAAGTTAAAGCCTTATATCTTTTATAATCGTTTTCGCTTGTCTTTTCATAAACCTGGAAAGGAATTGTTGTTGCCGCCTTTGTGATCAAATTTATTAAAGAATATATTGTTGCGTTTTTCTGATACCCTTGCGTAATATAAGAATCATCGTTTTCCCTATTCCATAAAACAGAATTACCTAACCAATTGTAAATTGCGTTATTATATTCCTTATTTGTATTTTGATTTTTTTTTGAAAAATTGAATCGGTCAAAGAATGAGGCCATATTTTAGAGTAATATAAAATTTTCGTAAAAATACAAAATTTAAAATTGTTTTTAAACTACAAAAAAGTTGTTAATTAAATTCCTTTCAATAGCGTAGGAAGTTACGTCAATGTGTTCATCGTGTTTAGCGTTTGGAAATGTGCTAACTTGTTGCAGAAAGGCTTCATTCCAAGTGTCTTTAACAAGAAAAACCCTACCGCCCTCAATAAATGGCGAGGATGCTCTCGCACGTTCGATTTTAGAGTACCTAACAAAGTTTGTTTTTATTTCTGATACGTTGTATCTAGTTTCACGCCTCAACAGTTGTACAAGCGATTTTCCGGATGCTTTAGGCTCGACTAATATTTGAGATATTGGAACGCCACAAGATTGCACAAAAGAAGTGACAAAGTTTTTTAGTTCAGGCATTTCCAAATACTTGTCGATGCTTTTAAATATGTAAAGATTGTCGCCACTTTTGCCGCTGATTTGTATTCCTGTTGGATCGTTTCTTGTGTCTTTAGTATAGGCGCCATCAATGTACATTTCAAAAGATATATCGCTTGGTAACTCGGCTTTATTTATAATATTAAACCAATCTTTGCGCCATTCCCCACCCTCTGGAGGTGACGGGATTTGTAAATACTGACCACTAAAAGTATATCTGTCCGCTTGTCGTATTGCTTCGAGTTCTTCAAAAGAATGTTTCTCGGGCCATAACGCATTGTTATCGTCATCCAATGCAGCCAACTTTAAATGATGCCATTGTTCACCACTACCGCCATCTAATAAATACCCGCTCAAATCATCTTCGTGTAGCCTTTGCATAATAACAATAATTGGAACGTCTCTATCATTAACCCTTGACCGAATGGTTGTATTGTATCGATTATTTATAAACGACCGCCTAACATCAGATAAAGCGTCATCAGGTTTTAAAGGATCATCAATTATAATTGCTCCACCGGTACCGGCACCAAATCCGGTAATTGCACCCCCTGAAGATGTTGCATAAACTCCACCGCCCTCGGTTGTGTACCATTTTTTTTGTGATTGTGAATCTTTTTTAAGTTGTAGATTCCAAATTCTTTGGTAGGCGTCTGAATTAATATATTCTTTTGTCATTGAACTATTATCTAGCGCCAACGAATCGGAATAAGATAAATGAATAAATTTTGCTTTTGGGTTTTTTGCTAGTGTCCAGGCAATGTACATTTTAACGGCTAATTCAGTTTTTCCGTATCGTGGAGGTATGTTTATTATAAGGCGCTTTATTTCGCCTTTATAAACTTTATGTAAGGTGTTAGCCAATGTTCTGTGAAACTCTGCTGCCTCGAATTTATTTCCGGTGTTTTCTTTGAAAATATAACGAGTAAAAAACAAAAGCGAATCTTCACATTTTTGTTTAATTATTTCGTTAATATTCATCGTTTAGAATGTCGTCTATTTTCTTTTTTGCTTCGTCAGAGATTTTACTTGTACTTACTTGCGCAGTCATTTCTACTTCCTTACGCTCTACATAACCTCGTTTTTTCCCTTTAGTTTTTAAATAGAAAATCGTTGCCGTTGTGTTTCCTTCTTTTATTTGCTTATGTAATTGAGATTCAGCAAAATCTAAAGTTAGGTTTTGTAATTCATCAACTGAGGCCCTAAACTCCTGGTCATTGTTGTAATACTTGTAAAAGGTTGATCTATTGCAATCAACTATTTTACACGCACTTGTAACTACTCCTAATGATTTTTCTAACGCTTCTAAAAGATTTCTTTTTAATATGTTGGTTTTCGTTGCCATAACGCAAAGTTAAAAAAATATAAATACATAAAAAAACCTCCTATTTCTAGGAGGTACAAACTCAAATTTTATGAAAAGAATTTTAAACTTGGTCGTTCTTAATTCTTTGCTAAATTATAATTTTTTTTTTTAGTTGTGCAAATTTATTTTCCGCACAATTCGCAAACTTCTTTGTCTGCATCATTATCATCGTCTTGGTCGTCATCAATAGGTAAATCAAAAACTGGTAGATCAACTCCCCATTCAACTAATTTTTGTACATCCCATTCATTTGCTAGTATATCCCAATCCCACTCTCCAAAGCCTACATTGTCTTTAACAATAAATTCTTGCTTTTGTTCTTCTGTCCAACCTTGTGCAATATCAATCCAAACCTCAAACAACCCGGCAGACTTACAAGCCTTTAAACGCATATTTCCGCCAAGAACAATCATATTCTCATCAACTACTATTGGCCTTTTCTCTAACATCTCAGGAAATGCCTTAATTGACTTGACTAATTTTTTAAATTTAGAATCTTTTATAAATCTTGGATTGTCTGGATTTTCTTTAACAGATGCAATGTTTACTTTTTTTTTCAAAAGAGTAATTATTTATCTTGTGTGAACCAAACAAAAGAGATACCAACCACCGCAATAAAGAATTGCAGACAATGTTCTGTTTCTCCGGTTAAATCTGTTTCGCCGAAATCGTCATCCATATTAGAATTCCAATAATTAGCGCCAAAGCAAATGCCGAATAAAGCAAAAATAGTTGTGTTGAAGTTTATGTTCATACTTGCCAGTATTTTTTGTAAATATACAAATATAATTCTATAACTTTTTTTTGTGCTTCCTCTTGTGTGTATATTTTTGGAGATATTTTTTTGTCGCCATTTTCGTTAATTTCAACTTTTAAACCTTTTTTTGTAGGTAAAACGCCAACAGTAATATTGTTATTTATGCACCATTGCATTGCCTTTCTATGTTGGTCTGTTTGCGAAATGTTTATTTTTTTATTTTTAGGCATTTAATTTATTTTTAAAATGGTACATCGTCATCGGTTACAACCTCAAACCTTTTTGTATTTAAATCAACATCCCTATAAACACCGCCGTTTTTAAAATCAGGCGCAATATCAAAGTCTCCTAATTGTCCGTTTTCTTTTCGTTTTACTTTTTCAACATAAATTTTAACGACATCCGAACCGAATTTAGTTTTTTGACCAATACACCTAAAAACAATCAAACCATTGTAAGCCTTATTAAAAAAGTCAGCAGAGCCGCTTATATCATACAAAGTTGGTTTTTTATAGTTTCCGTTTTCGCTTTCTATTTTTCTAGGGTGCGCAACTAAAAACAAATGTGTATTTGTTTGCTGACAAAATTGTGTAATTTCTGATAATACTTTTCCAATATAGGAATGGTCTCTTTGTGCTGAGTGGTCGAGCATATTCCAGGGATCAATCACACAAACATTAATTCCTTTTTGAAATACCAATTCTTTAAAATGGTTTAAAATTGCTTTTAAAGTTAGATTCTCTAAATCTATCTTAACCCAATAAAAATGATCTTCAATAAAATCTTTTGTGTTGTTTAATTGGTTGCCATCGCAATTTGTTTCGTTTAATTTATTAGCAATTCTTTTTATGTGGCCCTCGTATGGGAATGATTCAGGAGCAAAAATTGCGCATCTCATATCGTAGGTAGTTGCTAGGTTGCAAAATATTTGATCCATAACGTCGGATTTTCCACTATTCGGAATACCAGTAACAACTGACCACTCTCCTAAAGACATTTTAAAATATGTGTCAGAGTTCGGTAAACCTATTGAATAGTTTTTAACTCCGGCCTCATTGTAATTTAAAACCGATTGCCAAATATCATTAACATTTAAAACGCCCTCCAAAGGAAAGTTTTTAGCGCCTTTTATAAAATTTCTTAGTGTTTCTGCTCCCTTAGATATTAAAATCTCGTTAGCATCGTTATAATCGCCAAAATCAACGTATTTACAACGATACGCTCCAAACCTTCTAGCAAGTTCTTTTCTGAGTTCAATTCCCGGATTGTCGTTATCTGTGCAAAGTATTATTTCTTTTTTATCTTTAAAGTATTGCCAACAGTTGTCAAGGTATTCTAGTCTTTGGCTACCTTTGGACGCACCATTTGGAACAGAACAAACGGAATAAATACCCGCCTCGTGTAAAGTTAAAGCGTCCATTTCTCCCTCGACAATATAAATTTTGTCCATTTCTTTGATATTGTCAAGGCCATAAAATATAAGTTCCGCACCTGAAACCATTTTAAAGTTTTTTTGCGAATCTCTATATTTTACGTTTACAAGTTCATTCTCTCGGTAGTAGTTAAAGTTTACGGCTCTACGCTTTGCGCTTACTTGCGGAAAATACTCCATTGATTGCCCAACCTTCCAATGTTTTAAAGTTGGCTCTGTGATGCCTCTACCTTTAAACCATTCAATAACTGGCTCAGAAATATTTAGTTTTATTTTTTGAGGTACAATATATTCTTGCTTTTTTTCAAATTTTGTAGTACCACCCCAACCGCAGTTGTGGCAATTCCAAAGGCCTTTATCTAAATCTACTGACAAACATTTATCACGTTTGTTTTTTCTTGTATGACTACACTTTGGGCATTGTGTTTTAATTTTGCCGGTCGTTTTATTGCCGACATCAATATTGAAGTCTTGAAATGTTTTCATTAAGTTTTGTTTGTTTTCGCTAAATTAGAAAAAATATTTTAATTTTTCAAATCTGATATTTGTTTTTTTAAATCATCAATCTTTTGTTGCTTTAATTCTGATAAAAATTTAAGTCTTAAAATATCTAATTTACCAGGTAAAAACCAATCATCAGGATATGTTACCTCTAAATATCTCTCTATTACTTTTAATGTTTCCTCCATTTTTTACGTTTTTTTCGGTTTTTAATTCTTGTTTTTTGTTTTGGTAAAGGTGTTTTATATTTTTTTGGGAAAAACCAATAAGTATATCCAAGAATTGTATCGTAATTGAATTTTATCATAC